TGACAGCGGTGGTCGAGCCCCAGGCCGCGCCGCCGTCCGCCGCTTTGGTGGACATCAGCGTGTTCTTGGCGTCCGCCGAAGTCGCGCCAGCCGCATCCTGCAGGGCAAGATTGCCAATACCGACCTGGAAAATCACAGCAGCAGTGCTGGAATCCATGTCGGTGCCGTCAAGCAGCACAGAAATCGGGACGCAGCGCGCCGGCAAGATCGAGATCTGGCCGATGTCGTTTATGTCCAGATCCGCGGTGGCCATGGCCAAGGTAGTCCGGTAAGAAATATTCTCGGCGCCAGCCGGAGCAATCGGGTTTGCACGCCCGGTCGTGTAGTCGTTGGAACCTGTGAATTGACTCATGATTTTTTCTCGCTTTCGTATTGAGTTGGGTTACGTGTTGGTCAGTTGATCAACGTGTAGCGCAAGCGGTGTCCAGCGCGAAAGCACCGAAGTCCTGAGCGCCGATGTCAGTCGTGAAGTTCACTTTCTTCATGCCGAAGATCGAACTTGTGGTGATGACCACCTTGTCGCCGTTGTCGCGGGTTTCCTCGTTCCAGTCGAAACGCTGGTCCGTACCGGGTGAACCGTAGGCAATCACAGCAGCTTGAGAGCCCATGAACAGAGCGCGGGCAGCTTCAACCGCACCAGAGCCGGCCGTGTTGAACCGGATCGCATTGCGGTGACTGTGCAGGATCACGCCACGGTACATGCCCAGACCACCCTTGAAGAGCGGACTGTTGCGGCCTTCTGCAGCAGCAGCCGCTTTTTGGATGTCGAGCCATTGGCCGGTCGTGGTGCTGGAGCGAATGTCATCTTCCTGCCAGGTGTGCATCACGCAGACATAGGTTTCGTTGCCGTCGATCTTGCAAGGCTGCAGCACCGGGATACCGGTCACGCCACCGCCTTGAACCTGTGCCTTGGTCATGGCACGGTCAACCAGGCGCAAATCAAACTTGTCGGCGCTGTCAAGGTTGTTGAACGCCGTGGCGTCGTTGCCGTACAGCGTATGGTTGATATCTGGCGTTACCAGCGCGTTATTGGCGCGTCCGGTGTAGCCAAGAGGCAACAGGAAGTTCGGATTGATACCGCGGGCGCCGGACACATAAATGAACAGAAGTTCATCCACCAGGCGAGCCCACCAGCCGGATTGCTGACGTTTGGCTTTCTCGCGCAGGTTGTGCAGCGTGCGCTTGCGCGTCATGCGACCACCGGTGTTGACACCGCAACGTGCTTGATCAATGTAGATCGTGTCGGTGTAGAACTTCTGCGCTTCTTCTTTGCCTTCGAGGTTGTCTTCGCCCTCGACTGGCGCCATCTTGAGCTCGGCCAACAGGTCGTATGCGATCTGTTCGCCGGCATCCGATTCCAAGTCGGTCAGGATCTGAATCGGCACTTCGGCGGATTCACCCTTGCCCATGAAGCGGGTCGACCAATAGCCCTTTTGGGACGAGTCATAGGCCATCAAGCCTGCGAAGCGCTTGACCGCCTTCGGGTCATTTACGCCAACGATCGTGCGTGCCATAAAAAATACTCCTTGAAAAGTTAAGTTTCAAAGGAGCACCTCCTGCGCACCCGTTTCGTCAATCTGACAGGCCTTATCCTGTCATACTTGCCACGACCTTGCAGGCATCGTGCAATTCTTTTTTGATCGGAACCTGTGACGGCGCGCCCACTCTCAAATGTGCGAGTTGTCCAGACTTTTGCAGCAGTTCAATCGTCACCAGTCTGTTGCCAACAGAGATTTGCTCTCCGGGCTTTATGTCCATGATGACGAAAGACATTTGCATCAAGCACTCGCCATGTAGCGCTCACGAACAGCCGGCGACATCTTGGCAATCGCATCCACCAGCGCATCGCCCTTCAAGCGGTCCACATCAGAAAACTCGTTTCCGTCCACATCACCTGGTCCATCACCGCCAGGCACTTGCGCCAGCGTCTTTGGCACAGCGGAAAGAGGTGGCTTTCTCGAAGCCTTGGGGTCCTTGGTTGCGGGCGCTTGCGCCAGGCCGATACCATGCAAGGCCAGTACGCGCTTGTGCGCTTCGGACAGGAACCACTCAGCCGGTTTGTCCTCATTGGCCGGGTTCTGCGCCAGCGACTTCACAAACAAGTCCAGATCCTTGTTTTTGTCGGCGTCCGCGCGGTAATCGATGGCGCCGACCTCGGCCTTGGCAGTCGATGCCATGAAGCGCGACACCGTGAAACTCCATTGCTGTTCGGCGGTCTGCGCTGTCATTTCCTGCGACAGATTGGCTTTCAGTTGCACCTGATCGAGTGCACGTTCCGCCTTGGCCAGAGTATCGGACTCGATGCGGTACTGATCAAAATCGATGTCGCCAGCCTTGAACTTGGCCGCCAGCGCTTCACTCTGATCCTTGAGCTCGGTTTGTTGTGCCTCAAAGTCATCTGGCAGCTTGGCCTGGTAGGTTGGTGCGAAGGGTTTGTCGTCCGCGACCGCCGCAGCATCAGTAGCTGCGGGGTCGGCGTCACCTTTCTGGGGGATATTCTTGGGGGCAGGATCCTCAACCGTCTTGGCCGCGGGATCAGCGGCATCATCATCTTCGTCATCATCCTTGTCGGTTCCGTTGGCAATCGCCGCAATCGCGGCAAGCTCTTCGGCGGTTGGCTCTTCTTGGATGGCAGCGCGCTCGGCGTCGGTCATGTTGGCCAAGATGTTGGGGTCAAGTTCGGGGGGCATATCACACTCCTGCGTGGTGGTTAAGAAACTGTCAAAACTGGGTGTTTACAACCGTTTACGGTTATTGATCGACAAAGGGGAAATTACGAACCGTCTTTGCCATCTTCGGCGGCGATCGCAGCCACAGCCAGCATCTTCTCCTGCGCCAGCTTGCGCACCTTGGCCATGCGTTTGGGATCCTTCTCGATCTTCTCGGCATCGAGCAAGGTCCGAAGATCGCTCTCGACTTTCCAGTCTTCCGGCATGTCCAGGCTGACCGTTTCGTTTTTCTTTGCCATGTAGAACTCCAAAAAGACCCGGCGCTGTGGCCGGGCAAGGCTTTGATTAAGAATCTTTAGATTGCCATACTTGCCACGTCATGCCTCAAGCAACATCAAAATAAGTGCGTCCTCGTCATTCTGTTTGCGCCGCAACAACATGACATCGGGCTCATCCATGAGCCGGGCCGGCGTCAGCAAGTCGGGCAGCGCTTGGGGTTGGCTCATTGGCGTTATGGGAATTCCCATGTCGGCCAGGGGCTCGGTCTTTTCAGTCGGCAGCGCAACAGCAAGCTCGGCTACTTGCGTGATCCTGGACTTGAGCTCAACGTGCTCCCAGGCTTGTTCTATATGCTCGCGCGTGAGGCTGTCCTGGTGCGGTGCCTCTTGGCTCGGCACTGACGCAGCGGCATCAGTGCTCTCATTGGGCCTGCCTTGCCTGGCCAACACCACAACCGAGTCGAGTGTGGCGGCTAAGAATTGAGGGTGTTGGCTTGTTTGTGTGCAGTCCGCGGTCACATCGTCCAACGTGACCGACAGCGTTTGCGCTTTTGGCCCGCCTTGAATCTCTTGGCCAACCGACACCAGCACGTCGTCAAGATGCGCACCAAAGGCTTGCGAATGCTGCAAAGCCTGCTGTGCGCTGGCGACAATCGAATCCAGCGTTGCCGCTATGCTTTGCACCCGGCCACGGGTTTGCGCGATGGCAACACCAGCGTCATCCAACGTGACCGCCAGCGCCTGCGGGTGCTGCGCAACCTGCGCCGCTGCAATGGCTACATCGTCGAGCGTTGCTGTCAGCGTCTGGCTGTTGCTGGCTTTCTTAGCCTGACTGACATCAATCACCACATCGGCCAGCGTTGCCGCTACTGACTGATCGTGTCGCGCTGTCTGGCTTGCCGCCACACTGACAGAATCCAGCACCGCCGCGAGTGTTTGCGGGTGCTGTGCGCCCTGGCTTAATGCAACCGTCACCCCGTCAAGGGTCGCCGCGATAGTCTGCGGGTGGCTCGCCGCCTGGGTCGCCGCTGCGGTGACACCATCGAGTGTTGTCGCTGCCGATTGACTGTGCCGCGTTGTCTGACTTATCGCCGCCGTTACGCTATCAAGCGTTGCTGCGAGTGCCTGACTATTGGCGCTTGCCTTGCTCTGGCTTATCGCAACTGAAACATCATCCAGTGTTACAGCAAGGCTTTGCGGGTGTTGCGCTGCCTGCGAAGCCGCTGCCGTTACGTCGTCCAGCGTAATCGCGAGTGACTGGCTTTCGTCCTGCGCCGCCGTAAATAGCAGGGATGACATTTAAGCGCCCCAAATCTCGAAAGAGAACCCCCCAAAGGCATCGTTGGCCGTGGTGTTGTTCGGCCCGCCGTATTTCAACCCGGTAGAAGACACCAGTGTTTCAACCCCATAAGCCGCGTCCCATGTCAGGCTCGCGGCTGGCGTCAGGCCGGTGACAACGGCAATTGTTTCTACGCTTTGCTGCGTCGTTGCCGCCAAGTTGCCGCCGCCGGTCATAGGCGCTTTGCGTGCTCTGACGGTGGCACCTTCCAGCACCCCCATCAGAATTTGGGGGAACGTCGTCGCGCCGTGCAGCACGCCCTGTAAACGCACCAGCACACGACCGGACGCGGGAACCGTGAACGTAATGCGCAGGTTTGTCGTGTCCAATGCCGTCATGGCAAGGGCACTGGTCGTTACCTTGTTGACCGCTGTTCCAGGGTCGTAACAGATCGCGCCCAGGCAGGCCATTTACGGATTGCCTTCGGTGATCGTTGCTGCTGACGTGACGACAGTATCATTAACCGCAATCGTGGTATTGGTAATGACGATGTTTGTGCCGCTGGTGCCCACCGTCAGCCCTTCAATCACCATCGTTGTGCCGTCAGTCTTGAACAGTCGCGCAATGGCCGCTGTACCCGCGCCGGTTGCCGTGGCATTGCCTACCGCATTGCATGTGAGCACGCCGGTTGAAACCGTGCCCAAGGTCGCCGCGCAGGTGCTTGTGTAAAGCAGCGCGCCATAAGCGGCGGTATAGACCGCCAGCTTGGCATTTGCGCCCGCCTCGGTGACGATAGCTGTAGACCGTGCGTTGCGCAGGGTAGTGTTTAAAGTGATAGCCATTTAAGCGTCCTTCTTTGTTTTTGGCTTGGTTTCGTTAACCTTGGCTCCGGTGATGTTTCCGGCCTTGTCACGCTCGACGGTGATTTCCTTCTTGACGGAGCCGGTCTGGTTGTCAATGGTCAGGTTCACGGTGACCGGCGCTGGTGCTTGCACTGGCGCGGGGGCAGGAACAGGGGTGGGAGCCGGCTTCTCAACCGGCTTGGCCTTCTCTGCCTTGTCCTTGGCGTCGTCCTGCATCTGCCTTTGCGTCACGCGGTCGTCCATCGCCTTGACCATGGCTTCCATGCGCTTTTCAAGAGCCGTGATCTGGGTATCGTTGCGCGCCTGAATCTCGGCCACTTGCAGCGACGTATCGGCATCGATGCGCGCGACTTCGAGCTTGATGTCGCTCTCCTTGTTAATCTGCATGGTCCGGTTGGCCAGGTCGGTCTGGGCCTTGCGCAAGTTAGTGGACAGTTGCTCAATCTGCTGGGCCGCCTGGGTTTGCACTTGGCGGATCTGACCCTCCATCGCTGGATCGCCGCCCTGAGCTTCGGCCAGCATCTTCTCGGCCTGGGCGTTGATCAGCTTGACCTTGGCGCTTTGTTCTTCCAGCGCCAGCATGGCGGTCTTGCGCTGCATGTCGAGCGCTTCGGCCTGTTGCTGCATTTGCTGTTGGGCCTGCTGCGCTTGTTCCGGCGTCATTTCCTTGCTCGGGTCTTGCTCACCGGTCAACTGCCTGATCTGGTCGGCAATCTCGTCCTTGTTGGGCAAATCAGAGAATTCCATCGCCATGCGCAAGAGGCGCAGGGATATTTCAGGCGGCATCTTCTGGGCCATTTGCCCGAGTTGCTCGAACATCACCTGACGAATCGTGCCGTTGTAATCCTGCTCACTGACCACAAAGTCAGCCGCTGTGGCCGTGATGTCGTTCATGTAGCGCGTTGTGCCGTCCGGTTGCAGTTCCGGCGTGTTGATCTTTACCCACTCAATCGCGCCGCGCGCGCCGGTCAGTCGCACGACCTTCTCTTCGGTGTAGAACTGTTCTGTTAGCGAGAGTTGTTTCTCGCCTTGAACCTGAATTGCCAGGCGCAGATTATCAAAAGGCTCAGTCGTAACCACGGATCCTTGCAGTTGGCGCGCCTGAATGGCAATGCCCGATGTCGCATTGGTCTGTCTCCCAAGGTTCTCATTACTGATGCCTGATGCACGCTGAATCGTGCTCTGGGCCAGAGTCATCATGTTGATCTGGCCGGCCGTCTGGTCCTGATCGCGCCGAATTTCAATCTCTTTTCCCGCCTTTTTGATGATCATGCCGTCCGGTCGGTCGGCTTCGTCACGCAGGTTGTTCCAGTCATCCACCGCGCCCTCGTCGGCAATAATCTGGTTTGTGTTGGTCAAGAACAAGGCCTTGCTGGCGCGCTTGTTCAAATCCTGTTGGATGTCGCGCACCCGGCGAATGGCGCCATAGGGCAGACGGTCCTTGCCGCGTCGGTAGCACCAGATCGGCGTCAGGCTGAACCGGTTGTGCCGGTAGATGCTGGCACCCATCGAAATTAGAGAGGCTTCGGTGAACACGGCAAAGTGCGTGCGCATCATCACTTTTTCGATGATCGAAGAGCCATGCTGCGCCAGGGCATGCTTCATGGCCATGTCTTGCTCGTGCACAAACTGCCCCTTGAGCGGGCCATCGGCCACGATCTTGACGGCGGTCGGCTTGCGGTACTGGCACTCGATCAGCTTGGCGCGGTTCCTCTTGGCATCGTGCATCGCATAGGTTCCGGCTGACAGAATCGAGCCGTTACGGGTCGAGTCGTTGTTCGCATCATAGTAGCCCGAGACATCATCCTGGTCGTGTCGCTCCATGTTGCCGACATCGTGAATGGCCGCCCTGATCTGGGCAATTCGGTCCGGGAACATCAATTCGGCAATGTCTTCGTCCACCCAGCGCCAGCGAAACAGGTAGCGCGCATCGCCCAGGTCCAGGTCATAGGAAGCAGAATCCCACAGCACATTGCGCCAATCCTCGTACTTGCTGAACAGAATGTCCTGCGTCGGGTCATCGCGCACGCCGTCATCGAGCCAACCAACGCCAACCTTGATCGCATCGGCAAAAGAACGCGACCGCGTGAACGGCACCCGGTTGATGTCGCTCACAAACTTGAGCACCTTGGTCTTGGTGTCGGCCATTTCCACGTCATCCTCGGTGCGCGGAAACACTTTCCAGTCCACCCGAGCCCGGCGCTCTGTGCCGATCAGCCAGTCCACCATGGGTGCGACCTCGTTGTAAACCAGGGGCATTTGCCCGCGGTCCCTGAGGGTTTGAGCATCCTCTGGGTCCCACTGCATGTTGTCGTAGAAGTCCTGATCCAGCGCCATTTCGTGCCGGTTTGCGCTCTGCTTGTCACGCTCCAGCAAGAACCACGACATTAGCTTGGAAAACTCCCTGTTG